ATTCCTATATGCGCATTATGCATATAGAATTTAGTAGAAGTTTTAAATATTGACTAGTTTCTGATTTATAGTATCAGACTACTTTAAAATATATTTTATATATAAGAGATGTTATATGTAAATCAAACAGAAATGTTTAAAAGCTTTGAAAAATTTTCGTAAGAAAAAATAAAATTAGGAAAAATAAACAAACATAAAAAATGTTTAGCTCACTGTACTTATCCGTGGTTCAAATACTCACGTGTCCAGAAAAATTTTTGTGTTTTTTATGTTGTTTATTATTATTGTGTAATTGTTTTTATCCTTTATCTTTTTATTTATATATTTTTTTAGGATATGTGTCGTTTGTATGTTGTGTTTATATTCATTTTATTCCATATATTTGTAATCCTGGATGGGAAACATATATTGCTGTATGTTATTCTTATTCTATTTTACCAATTCGTTATTTAGCAGGGTACACACAGTGTGTTTTAGGATATATTGAACAAAATTTGTTGGATTTTGTTAAGGATTTTAGATTTTATAATACGTTATCATTAATAAAGTTACCTTTTCAGTTAATTTTTAGTTATTTGTGGTGTTTTACATCATATTTATATTTGGTGATTATTTATTATATTAGATATATTCGTTATCAAGGTAATAAAAGTTTAGATGAGATTCAAATAATTAATCATAGTGATGATTTCTTAGTTGTGTCTAATGAAATTTTAGATGTTACTGAGCATCGTTTATTGGAGATTATTGATGTCAGTATGTTATGGAATGGAATTTTAGGTTTTGATGTTATTGAAGAAGTTATTAGAGATAATAACCCTTCATATAATGGATATCCTGTGGATTCTTATATCTATGGTATTTTTTTGAGGCGGAAAAATTTTGAGGTTAAATTATTTTATAAAATAGAGGTTATGTCATTTACAATTTATAAAATGATTTTGTTTTTAATGAATTATTTTAATACAAGTGTGGATATGTTTATAGATTTGAGTTTTTTACAAATTGCATGTTTAGTTGTTAATGTTAAGTCATTAAGACGTTTGTTTATATCTCGAGATATTATTTTAAATGTTTATTTATCTGTTGTTGATGGTTATTTAAATATTGATAAGATGATTGAACAAACGATGTGGAAGCGTTTTCTTTTGAAGCAAATGAAATCTTCGGTTTTACGTCTAAGATCAAATGTTTTTGATTTAGGTCAAAGAGAAAGTGACGGAATAATTGTTCAGTTTTGTAGAAATCGTAACGGGAATGGTATTATTACCATTCCCGGTTTAAAATGAGTTCATTTTTTACTTCTCCCACTGAGGAGTGGGATGAGGTAGGTGTTGAGAGTTTAGAGACAGATATTGAATATATTGTTAGAACTGCTCAAGAGGCAGGTGGTCTTATAGCTGAATCTGATGAGCTTCTTTTTGATAAAGTTTTAGGTTTTACTAAAGTAGATAGTAAAAAGAAAAAAGTTAAAAAAGAAGTTGTTAAAGAGGAATTTGAAAAATCTAAAATAGATTTAAAAATACAACAGATTGAGCAATTGCAATTTAAAAATAGAATTTTTAATATAGAATTAGAAGAGTTAAAAGTTTTAATAGAGCAAACTGCTGGGGAAGTGCGTCGTTTGCTATCTGCGAAGTGGGAACGTTTTCTTCAAGAAGTTGAGCAGTTTTTATACGAGTTGCGTCGTAGTAATGGTTGGAGAAATCGATCTCCGTTTCATGTTACTCATTTTTGTAAGAAATTAGATTCTATTACGTATTGGTTTTCATTAATGTTAAAACAAGCGCGTGAATATATTAAGCAAAAGGTTATTGTGTCAAATTATAAAAAGAAGGAAATTATTTTTGATGTTGATTTAGAAATGATTGATAATAGGAAGAATATGATAAAGGCCACGCAAATAGGAGAATCAAAAATATCTTACGCTGATATTACTGAGTTGTATATGCCAGATACAACAGGAATATTTGCTTTGGTTAAAAATGATAGTGTTCAAATAGATAATATTTTGCAAAATATTGAGACAATACCTAAGCCGAAAGCTACTCATGTTGATAGATATTTTATTGATAAAGATGAGAGAACTAAAAAGCAAGAGAAGATGCGCTTTAATAAGGATTTTTCAATAAAAGCGATTAGTGATGAGTTGCCATTGGGATCACAGATTAGATCTTTAATGGTTAGAAAAGAGATTTTGTGTAAGAAATTAGAAGATGAAAAGATTCGTTTCGAGAAATTACAAAAGTTTAGAGTTAGCAAAGGTTTAAGGCCGCACAATAGGTTATTTGAGGAAGTTTATATAAATGAACCTTACAATCTTTTAACTAATTGGTATGGTAATGTTAGATCGAAAGTTACTTTTAAAGAATTGCGTAAATTAGAATCTAGAGCTAAAGTTTTTCTTTTTCGCCCAGTAAAGCATGATCCAGTTTATACGGGTCTTCCTGATAAGCAAGGAAAAGAGCATGAATGGTTTTCTGCTCCTCCTATTCCTATTATTATGGATTTTTTACCTTATGCTGGGTTGCGTCATTCAGGTGGAGTAGTTAACTCTCCCGAATCTTTTGAGTATTTAATGGCGGGCTTGAGAAATAAAAATAAGCGTGGTTATTTACAATCTTTAGTAGATTCTTACTACCAAGCTCAAAAGAGTAAAAATTATCATGAGATGGAAAGAATTAGATTATCTTTTTATGCGGCTAGTACGGGTTTTAGTGAGAAATATTTACCTCAAGCTTTATGTCAGGGGCCAGTGCAGTCAGTTCCAGTAGTTAAAAAGAACAATTTAAAAGTTAATTTTGGAGATATTCCTGTAAACGTTTCTGTTAATTCGGAAGATATAAGTGATAACATTGTTGATATTGTTAAAGTCACAACTGTTAAGCTTTTTGGTGAAAAAGCAGCTGCTTTTATTTTAAAGTTCTTTTTTACTTTAGTGGCTATATCAACCACTAAGAGTGTACTAAATTTAACTAGCATTCTTGGAATGGCCATTTCTGATTATCTCCCTTATAAAGAAATTTGGAATTTACTTAAATCTTTTAATAATTCACTTTCAGAGGTAATTAGTGTTAACCAAGTTCCAGGTGATTTTAGTGACATGGTTTTTTCTTCAGCAGTAATGCAGAGTTTGTGGAGGGTGTTATCACTTTTTTCAGTTTCGTCAGCAATTGTTAGTACTGGTTTATTTGGTTTGATTGATCCTATGTATGTTTCTAAGAAGTTAAGTTGGTTTTTAAAAGATAGAGCGACTTTAGATGATGTTATTGCTGCTGCTATTAGGCTTTTTAATATCGTATGTCAGTCTTTGGTTCGAGCTATTCGCTCAGGAAATTGGAGGGATTTCTTTTATGGTAATTCTTGTTCTGATTGGCTAGAAGAAAGTAGGTGTATTTTGGAGGAGACTTGTTTATTAATTGATGATTCAAGACCAATTTCTCATCAGACGTTTTTACGTAAAGTAAAAGAAGGTTTGTTACCACCTCGTTTTCTTTCGCAAATTACTGAGAAGCAAAGGTTATTAATTTGTGATGAGTTATATAGTACTGGTCAAAAATTATTAGAAAGTAATCGTAAGATATTAGATAATAACCAAGTATTTATTATGCAACGTACTATAGATAAACTTTTAGGTTTAAGTTATGATTTAAGTTCTCGGGATTTAAATGGTTCTTATAGAATGGAACCGTTTGCATTTTATTTATATGGTAGACCAGGTTCAGGAAAATCTTCTTTATCAAAGGTAATGTGCCAGGGTTTGTCAGCTTGTCGATCACTTCCTACTAATGATAGTTCAATCTATCATATTTTAACTGGAATGAATTTTTGGGATGGTTTTAATTCCCAGCATGTGGTAGTTTTTGATGATGTTGATCACGTTGTAGGAACTGTTAGCGCCAATATGATGATGTATCCCGCTTTAGTAACGGGAATGTTAAATGCGAAGCCTTTCATGATGGAGCAAGCCGATGTGTCTAATAAAGGTAAGAAGTATGCTAATTTTTTATATGGTTTATATGTTTCAAATTTTATGAACGCTAATTTGAATCCATCTAATTGTGCTGAGCCATTAGCTTTTTGGAGACGTTTTCAATTTAAAATTAAAGCTGTTGTGAAAGAGAAATATGCTACCGCTGGCGTTTTGCAGGCTAGTAAGTTGGATGGTTCAAATAATTATCATATTTTTATTGTGAGAGAATTTGATGCTTCGTTGTATGATTTTCAAAACCCTTATGCTAGTGATCCTTATCAACCTCCATTTGTAATTGAAAGTACAAATAAATTATCGCAGTTTTTATGCAAACATTTTAGGATTAAATGTGAGCGATTTGCGGTAGAAGCTAAAAAGCATCTTGAATTAGCGGGAGCTAGATGTCCTGTTTTCTTTTGTTGGCGGATCATAAAGATTCTATTAAATGTGTAGAAGATGCAGCTATAGTTCAGATGAATTTTAGAAATATTTTTAAAGATTGTAGTGAAAGGGTTAATGTTAAGATTTCTCAAAGATTTAAGTTAACCACAGATGTTATTAAAGCTTTTAGGGAGCGCGAGTCTATATTTTCCGCTGCAAAATGTTTAAAAATTGGTGTTCAAATTGCTCCTTATTTAGCTGGATTAATGGGAGTATCTGTAGCTATTGGTGCTTTATATCGTTTATTGAAGCATAAGAAAGAGGAGAATCAAGGCTTTATTATGGGCTCTAATCCAACTTTAATTAATAGGGATATGACTAATTGGTCTCGTGTCGATGATGTTAGAACATCGTCAGCTTATGTTAAGCCTTTTTTAACAACTTCGAGTGAGGAGGAGGTTGTTAATATCGCAAGATCAGGAATGATTAATATAAAGTATGGAGAATATATTGCGTGTGCTTTAGTTTTGAAAGCGGGTTTGGTTTGTTGTCCTGCTCATTACTTTTTGGAAAGTATGTGTGATTCACAAATGAATCGTCGACATATTTTTTCTGAGGAATCTCATCTTTTCTTTTCAGTAGAGTTTTTTAGAGGTAAAACTGAGAGATATCCTTTTAGAGTTATTTTTGGAAAGAATGCAATTAAGGTAAAGGATAGGGATCTTGTTATTATGGATGTTCCACAAATTTTTGCCAAACATGATTTAACTAAGCATATTCCTTTTAGTTCACAAAGGATGATTTATTTTGCTGTTGATCGCGTTGATTTAGTTGATGTTGAGGATATTAGAACAACAACTAAGAGTAAATATGTTACCGCTCCTAATTGGGATCCTCATGGGTTATCTATCTTAACTTATAGTATCCATACAAAAAGTGGAGATTGTTCAAAGCCTATTTTAGTTAAGGTAGGTAGAAATTATTTTATAGGTGGTTTCCACATTGTAGCAACGTTAGATCCGGAAGGAACTCATGTAGATTTTGCAAACCAGTTTTGCGCATTTGGAGAGGAGATTTTAGGGGTAGATATAAAAGCTTGTGAGGCTGTATTTGATGGTATACGTAAGTTTTCACTTCCCGAAGTAGTGATTACAGCAAATCAATTTTCTAAGAAAAGACAAGATGTTATATTAAATCCTTTACCTGCTAAGAGTTCTTTAGCAGCTTCTTTGGAATATGGGCCTGTTCCTTTTACTATTTTAGGTAGTGTGTTTCCTTCTTTACCATTATCGAAAATGAAGAGTAAGGTTAAAAATTCTGTAGTTAAAGAATTATTTGATGATGTTTATTTAAAATATATAGGTGAGCCTTTTGATTTTGAAGCCCCTGATTTACGTGGTAAAATGGTTGAAGGAAAATGGTTAGATCCTCATATTGTTGCTATTAATGCTATGGAAAATAAAAATTTTGATCCCGTTTTTGTTGATAAAGCGGTTTCTGATTATTTAGAGGGTGTAGAAAATTTAAGTGGTAGAGAGCACTATAGAGTTTTGAGTGATTATGAAGCTATAGTTGGTTTGGAGGGAGATTTAATTAATCCCATGAAAATGCAAACTTCAACAGGCTTACCTTATAATACACCTAAGGAAAATATGATGTATGTTAATAGGGAAGAGGGTAGTGTCTATATCCATCCTTCTATTCAAAAAGATATTGATGAGATATATTCTACTCTTCGTCAAGGTAAAATATTTGCACCTGCTTGTGCACATACTTTGAAGGATGAGCCTGTTAGGAGAAAGAAAAATAGTGAATGCAATGTAAGAGTTTTTAACACTTTTCCAGTCGCTTATAATTTTATTTCAGCTAAGTATTTAGCTCCAATTGAGGCTTTTATTCAACATCATCCCATACATTTTGAAAATGCAGTTGGAGTTAATGTTTTATCATCTCGTTGGATGTCTATTATTAAGTGGTTAAAAGAGTTTGATTTAACTGATGATGGTGATCATAATAAATATGATTTACATGCTAATACTCAGATTAGATTTGCTGAGACGTGTGTTTGGACTGGATTAGCTTCTTTTTTAAAATATAGTGATGAAGAAATAAATTTTGTTCGTTTATTAATTTTAGGGACAATTTTTACTATTCGGTTTATTAAAAATGATTTAATTATTATTACCTTTACAAATCCTTCAGGCTTTCAGGGAACAATATTTGTAAATTGCATTATTAATAGTCTTATTAATAGAATAGCGTATTTTATGGGTGGTAATGATAGACCATTTCGTACAATGGTTCATGCTATGTTTCTAGGAGATGATAATTTAAGAAGTCAACATTTGAGTGTTAAAAATTTTACTCCAAAGCATATTGCTGATTTTTTACGTGAATTAGGTTTTAAATATACTTCTGCAGATAAATCTGAAGTCGGGTTAAAGATGAAGGTGTTAGAGGAGTGCACTTTTGCTAAGAGACATTTTAGAAAAGACGGCTTAGTTTATAAAATGGCTTTAGAAAAGAAAAGTATTTTTAAAATGATTATGATTCGAACTGTTTCTGAGTTGTCAGAAATGGATCACGTAGCTGTTTTATGTGGAAATGTTCTTAGAGAGAGTTACCTTCATGGAGAATCGTTTTTTAATGAAATAAATTTTATTATTAGTAAAATAATAGATTTTTATAAATTAGAGGGCAATCCAAATTTGAAAGTAAAAACTTACCATGAATGTGATGTGGAGTTCATGGAAGGAAATTATAACACATGGAGTTTGTCGAGCTCGTTAATCTCGACTAAACATTCATAAAATGAATGTAAGTAATGCCACTTTAGAAAGCGCCCAGGTTGCGCCGGTGGTTAATGTTAAGGGAGAAACCAATGAGGTCACAATGAATACTGAGGTTATTCAATCTGGTGATTTATCAGTTTCATCCGGAAATATTCCGGATACTGGCCAACAATTAGGTCAGTTTTTAGATAGGTGGATTAATGTTTTAAATGGTTCTTTAAGTGCAGCGAATACAGCTTTAACTGAAGTTTTTAATTTTGATCCCTATGAGAGATTTTTAACCAATTTGAATATTGTTGATAAAATTGCGAAATTTAGTTATTTCTCAGGCGAGTTGGAGGTTATGATAATGATAGTTACTCCTCCTAATGCTTATGGTATATATGTTTTTTCTTATATGCCTTATGGTACTGGGGCTTTAGCAGATACTGAAGTCTATAAAGGAGGTATGGATTTAGGTACAGATGATATTGCGGTTTGTTTTCAAAATACTCATGTTGTTTTGAATCCGGCAGAGGCAACAACAGCAATTTTAAAAATTCCTTTTGTATATGATTTAGAAGCTTTAAAACTTCCTTATAATATTTCTGTTATTATGGGATTAGTTCATTTGTATTGTATATCTCCATTACAGAATGCTACGGGAGCTTCTGCAATAACTTCAAGTTATAGAGTTTATATTCGTGCTGTTCCAGGATATAAATTGGTTACAGCTACAAATCAAATGAATAGAGGGCCAAAGTCAGATATGGGAGGTTTTTCTTCTAATATTTCTTCTTTAGGAGATTTAGTTGCAAAAGCTCCTGTTATTACTCCTGGTCAGAAAGTTATAGCTGCTGGTTTAAAAGGTGCTGGTACTTTATTATCAATGATGGGATTTACTCGAGAACAAGACTCAAGTAATCCTATGCCTGTTATACAAAGAACTTTAACGAATATTATGAATTTTGATGGACATGATGCAAGAGATGTTTTTGCTCTATCAGCTAGTAATACTGTAACAATAGATCCTAGAATTGGTGGTTCAACTAACGCTACTGATCCAGCCTCATTGGACAACTTATATCCAAGGTGGACATTTTTAAGGACAGTTAATTGGTCTTCTGTTGATACTGTTTTTTCTCAATTGATCTCTATTCCAGTAGGTCCAGGAGTTAGTTATTATGATGGAGCATATTATCCTAGTCCAGCTGGTTATGTGGGAATGGGATTTGCTTATTGGGCTGGAGATATGGAGTATATGATAATAATTGGTGGATCTCAATTCCATAGAGGGTTATTACAAATTAGTTGGGATCCAGAAGTTGTGACAGCTTCAACAGATATTACTCAGACAACTAATAATGTTATAATAGATTTGAAGGATAGTAGTTCCCGAATATTTAAAGTTGGCTATACTTCAAACCAACCTGCATTAAAAATGTCTATTGCTCCACATAATACTATTGCAGGTAATACAAATTATTTTAATGGTTATTTACGAATTCAAGTAGCTGGTACCTTAACATCTTCAATAATGCCTACTGCTGTTACTGTTATGGTTTTACATCGAGCTGGATCTAATATGAAATTTGGTGTTCCAAGTAGTACTTTTATTACTGAGGGAGTTAATAAATCTATTGCTCTTAATATGGCAGTAGCACAAATGGATCGTACTAAAGCTTTAGGAGAAGCTGTTCATGAAGTAGTTTCTTATGATTTAACAAATAATTGCGGGAAAGTAATTCCTGTTGTAGATTTTGGTTTTGGTGAAGATTTTACTAGTGTAAGAGCTTTAGCACAAAAGCCCTCATGTGTCTTTAGTAACCAAAATATTTCAAATCAACTTCCTGGTATAATGTTACCTCATTTTTTATTTGGTAGACAGAAATTAGATTCAGTAGGATTTCCAAATTGTTTTCAGATTATGGCGGAAGGTTCAACAGGATTAAATACTTATTGGACAACATTTTCTTGGTTTGGTCATATTTCTATGATGTTTGTTGGAGTTAGAGGAAGTGTTAGTGTCCATGTTGCTTCTTTTCATGAAGCCGAAGTTTCTAGTTTTGCCAGTTTTCATCCTGATGAATTTTATTTATTATGTCAAAGTCAAGCAATAACAGGATTTGGTAACTTGTATGGAACTCCACCACCAACTAATAATGGTGCAATGTTTTGGCCAAATTCTTTGATTTCAACTTTGCCTAATGGTGGTTATGCTATGTTGTTTCCGTATTATGAGAAGGTTAAATATATTACTCCTTATGGTAATAGGTTGTTTAGTAATACTAATCTTCTTGTTGTGGCTCCAACAGTTCAGCTTGGTAGAACTATAACTTTTGGAATGGCTAATGGAAGTAGAGACTTTTCAGTTTTTTATTCAGGAGGGCCAGATATAGCTTTTATACAATTTAGACGAACTCCTAGAGTGTATGTTGTTGCTAGTCCGACAGCAGGGTCATAGAGTTTATTTTATTATCTAGTGTTTGTGGTTATTTACCACTTTTTGTAAGCAGAAAAGTGATGTTGAGTGGG